GGACTACGTCTAAAAGAAGGTAAGACTCATTGTAACCTATATGATTTGTCAGACGACCTACACTGGAAGTCTTGGAAGAATCATACATTAGGTCACTTTGCAGAACGACTAAAGACGTATTCAGAAGAGAAGTTTGATTATAAGATTGTTGAGGTACCCATTGAGTGAAGATTGCGTTGTATTTAAGTTGGTGACAGGAGAAACTCTTATCGCCACATTGCTAAACGAAACTGAAGACGGAATCGTAGTACTAAACCCATTGCAGGTTAAGATGGTTCCAATTGATTATGGGGAAGATGGGTATGGAGAACAAGCTATCACGAATAGATTTTGTCCATTCACTGAAGAGAAAGACTTCACTTTCGATCTAAGAAATATTGTTTATTGTAAACCTCTTCATTCGAAGATGAAGGATCACTACGATAGATTAGTGCTCGCCTTCGGCAAGGAAAGTACCGAAGAGCATAATCCTAAAGAAGAACAAGATAAAGAACATCTGTTTGTAGTAGATGGTGGACTCAAGTTCCATTAATAAATTGTAATACAGAGATACATTGTAACACACTCTGTACAATATGTGAAATCAAATATATAAATTTTACTTTAGATGTTTGTTAGTATATAATCAGACTATCTAAACGGAGGTCTGATGGCTACACACTATGTCAACAATGCTGAGATGCTTGAGTCTATCAAGTCATACAAAGCTAAATTAAAAGACGCCCGAGATAACAACACCGAAGAACCAAGAATTCCCGAGTATCTCGGAGAATGTGTTTTGAAAATTGCTACTCGACTGTCTCAAAAAGCGAACTTTATCAATTACTCATATCGCGATGATATGATATTGGATGGAATTGAAAACTGTATTCAGTGCATGAATAGTTTTGATCCCGAAAAATCATCCAATCCATTCTCTTATTTTACCCAAGTTATCTATTTCGCTTTCCTTAGACGTATTGCTAAGGAAAAGAAACAGTCATACATTAAAGGTAAACTAGTTCAAGAAATGGCATTTGATACGTTTGATCTTCAAGGGCATGATGACGATGCTGACTTTAAGAATGCCTATGCTTCATTCATGCAAATGCATTCAACATTTGATGATTCTTTTATTAAGAATAAAGAAAAGAAAAAGAAAGTTAAAGTAGATCAGTCTTTAGAAAACTTCTTTGATGCTCCTAAACTAGACGACGATAACAATCCATTCTCATCTGACGAGATTCCGCATGATAGATAAAGACTGGCTTGATAAAGTAGCACTAGCGGCATCAGTCTATTGCGAAAAACCCGATGTTAATGAAGAAGAGATTGATAGGTTTATAGAATATCTTTTTAAAGTATATGGCTATGAACAATTGCTGAAGATACGAGGACGTAAATGAAAGTAGCAATCATTACAGACCAACACTTTGGAGCTCGTGGAGATAGTACACAGTGTTTAGATTATTATGAAAATTTCTATAAGAATGTTTTCTTTCCAAAATTAAAAGAAACTGGAATCATGACGATTCTAATTCTTGGCGATACGTTTGATCGTCGTAAGTTTATTAACTTCAATACTCTTTCTCGTGCTAAGAAGATGTTCTTCGATGTAGCATACGACAATGACATGATGATTACCATGATCGCAGGTAATCACGACACATACTTCAAGAATACTAATGAAGTAAATAGTCCTGAACTAACACTGGCCGAATATGTTAACATCAACATTGTTACAATGCCAGAAACAATTAGTATTCATGGCACTCCCATTTGTTTTCTCCCTTGGATTTGTGCAGACAACTACACATACTCAATGGATGAAATTAAAAATACTAAAGCTGAAATCTGTATGGGTCACCTAGAGATTGCAGGATTTGCAATGTACAGAGGAGCAGAATCTCATGATGGATTATCTAAAGAAGCTTTTAATAAATTTGACATGGTATTCTCAGGACATTATCATCATAAGTCTGACAACGGTCATGTTTATTATCTCGGCAATCCTTATGAATTAACATGGCAAGATTATAATGATCCTCGTGGATTCCATATTTTTGATTTAGAAACACGTAAGTTAGAGTTCGTTCAAAACACATATAGTTTATTTGAGAGGTTTGAATATGACGATACCGCCTGGGATCCTGATTCTATTGACACTAGTTTTTGCACTGACAAATACGTCAAGATTATCGTCGTCAACAAAACAGACTTCTATAAATTTGATAAGTTCATCACAAGGGTATATACAAAAAATCCTTTAGATGTTAAAATAGTAGAGAACTTCTCTGAATTTACTGAAGGTGAAGTTGACGAAAGCATTAATCTTGAAGACACGCCAATGGTGTTATCAAATTATATTGATTCTGTGGAGACAGAAGTAGATAAAGAGCGTGTAAAGAATTTTATGAAATTGCTTTACACTGAAGCTCTCAACAAGGAAATTAATTAATGATCATATTTAAGACTTTAGAGTGGAAGAACTTTTTGTCAACAGGAAACTCTCCTAATAAAATCTCGCTCAACAAGTCTCAAAGCACTTTAGTTATTGGTCGTAATGGCGAGGGCAAGTCGACAATGTTGGATGCTCTTACATTCGCGCTCTTCGGTAAACCATTCCGTAACATTAACAAACCACAATTGATTAATTCTATCAATGGCAAAGGTTGTGTAGTTACTATCGAGTTTGACATTGGCACTACTGAATACAAGATTGTTCGTGGTATTAAACCAGGGATCTTTGAAATCTGGTGTAATGGTGTAATGGCAAACCAAGACTCTGCTGCCAAAGATTATCAGAAAGTCTTAGAGCAACAGATTCTTAAACTCAACTATAAAACATTCACACAAGTTGTTATCCTTGGATCAGCATCGTTTGTTCCATTCATGCAACTGCCTGCTCACCAACGTCGTGAAGTTATTGAAGACATTCTTGACATTGGCGTATTCTCTACGATGAACCAGATTTTAAAGGAGCGCATTAATGAAACCAAAGATCACATCAAAACAATTGAGAATAAGATTGAGGGGGCGAAGAACAATGTTGAGGCTCAGAAAAAACTCATTGGGACATTGGTTAACTCTAAGAAAGATCAGGTGGACCAGATACGTAAGCAAATTGAGGATAATGAAACAGAGATTGCTGCGAATGAGACGCGCTGGGAAACTATAACTGATCAGATGAATGATATCATGGCTGAGTGTGATAATGCTAAAGAGTTAGAACAACTTATCACTGCAGCTAATAAAGCAAAGAGTAAGTTAGTACACACTAAAGATCAGGCTGAAGAAAATCTATCATTCTTTCTTAACAACGAAGTATGTCCATCGTGTTCTCAAAACATACCACATGAACATAAGTCACAGATCGTCACAGGTTTGAATGAAGATCTCGTAGAGATTGATACTAATCTCATGACTATTGCTGAAGCTTATGATAAGTTGATTGAGCGTCAAGAAAAACTTGATGAAATCAATAAACAACTATTAGCTTTAAACGTTCAGTGTAACGCTATTCATACTGCTAACAAGACTCTTACTAATCAGAACAAGAAACTCACAACTGATATGGAGTCTACTAAAGAGGACACCGTAAATATTGATGAAGAAAATGTACGCTTAAAAGAAATTGCAAGTGAAGCAGTAACTCTTATTGATAAGAAGAATGAACTATCATCTGAACGAAATGTTCAAGAAGTTGCAGCATTACTTTTAAAAGATACTGGCATTAAGACTGCTATCATTAAAGAGTACTTGCCTGTCATGAACAAGTTCATCAATGGGTATCTAACCGCTATGGACTTCTATGTTCACTTTGAACTAGATGAATCTTTCAATGAAAAGATTAAGTCGCGCTTCCGTGATGAGTTCACCTATGCTTCATTTTCCGAAGGTGAAAAGATGCGTATTGACTTAGCAATCTTATTCACGTGGCGTCAAATTGCAAAGATGAAGAACTCTGTAAATACTAACCTTCTAATTCTTGACGAGATCTTTGATTCAAGTCTCGATAACGCTGGTACAGACTACTTCCTATCTGTAATGAATGCTCTTGGAGATAAGACGAACATCTTTGTTATATCTCATAAAGGCGATCAACTGTTTGACAAGTTCCATTCAGTGATTAAATTTGAGAAGAAGAATGACTTCTCTGCTATAGTTTAAAACAAAAGTATACAGTTTACAATAAATCGTGGATGGTGTATAATAGCAACATGATTACACAACAATCCACCGACATTCTGGCTAAATTGCTAGCCACCGAGAACATCACTGTTGTACGCGGTGATGTTTCCACAGCTTCATTTGACATTCTCAATCGTGTCCTTCGCCTTCCTCGTTGGAAGGAAATGACACCTACGGTTGAAGAAATGCTCATGCTGCATGAAGTTGGACACGCACTTTTCACAGACCCTAAGTCTATCTACAGCGAAGTCTTTGAGAAGAAGCGTCACCTTAAAGATTATGCTAACGTCATCGAAGACGTTCGTATCGAAAAGAAAATGAAGGAACGTTATCCTGGTTCCCGTAAGTCTTTCAACATGGGTTACCGTGAACTCAATGAACGTGACTTCTTTGGTGCTAAAGATAAAGACCTATCACAAGCTCTCTTAATTGACAAGATCAATCTCTACTTCAAAGTTGGTTTCAACTGTGGTGTTACATTCACTGCTGCTGAACAAGAAATTATTCGACGTGTAGACAAATGCCAGACTGAAGAAGACGTTGTTCGCCTTGCTGAAGAAATTTATGGCTTTAGCCAAGAAGAACTTGAACGCCAAAGACGTGGTCTTCCTAAGATAGAAGAAGAAGAGGAAGAAGAATACGAGTATGACGAGGATGATGGTGAATACTCTGACGACGAAATGGAGTACGACGAACTTGAAGACGATGATCGTCCAAGAACTCCTAGAAGAGTCAAAGGTAAACCTAACCTAGTAGATCCTAAAGAAGAACTTACTGAAGAACTAAAGGCTAAAACTCTTGAAAAGTTTGACAAAAAACTCGAACAGTTGGCTGATGAATCTTTGCGAGTAACTTACTTCGAACCAAAGTTCGAAATTGAATCTAACGAAGTAATTGTTCCCTACCGCACTGTGCTCAATGGTATTAAACGTGAACCCGATGAGATCAATAAGCATAAGTTTCTTCAATTCAAATCTTCTTCTTCGCCAATGGTGAACTATCTTATCAAAGAATTTGAGATGAAGAAGTCTGCTTCGATGTACAAGCGTGCAAAGATTGCAAAGATTGGTCAACTCGATTCTAAAAAGCTTTATGCTTATAAGCTTAAGGAAGATTTGTTTAGATCGGTGATGCAAGTACAAGAAGGTAAGAAGCATGGAATGGTTTTCCTACTTGACTGGTCTGGTTCTATGTCTAACTGTATCGAGGAAACTCTTGAACAAGTGATTAACTTGGCTATGTTTTGCCAACGAATTCAAATTCCATATCAAGTCTTTGCCTTCACTGATGGTCATACTAGTAAATATGGAACTCAAGAAACTGCTGTGACAAATGAATATGGTCTAAGTAACGCTTCATCGTTCAATCTATTAGAGTTCTATTCACATAAAATGACTAGTGCTGAATTTAATAAGATGACAGAATGTCTTATGACTCGTCCCTGGAACAAAAATGGC